GGTATTAACTTTAGAAACGCCAATGGTTACAGGTGCGACGCTTGTAACTTTGTCAGCCTGTACCGCGACAAGTGCGGTAAGTGTGGCTCAACCGAACTCACTCCAGAAGAGGAATAAATGTCAATCGTAGCCCCATTTGTTTACTCCGGTGGAATGGTCGAACCATACGTCTCGCTCGCCGAGGTCAAGTTCAGTCCTACGGCTGCGGCTATTGACTTTACAAACCTGATTGAAGACGCTTCACAGGCAGTTCAAGACCGCGCACTTTACGAGCTAATCGTTCGTGCTTCGTCTAAGGCTGACAACTACACAATGGGAGTTTACGGATCACTCTGCGCCACCTCGAACACCGAGAATGGTCGCTACTACATGAACCGCATGGGTCAAATTGTAATCAACCCTTACTTCACACCTATCCTTGCCGTTGAGTCTTTCTCAGCAGGCTGGGGGCCAGGTGACGGACTACAGAACATCACTCTTTCAACGTCGAACTGCTCAATCGAGCGCACACAATTTATTATTACTAGTCAATCCACAATGGGTCTTTATTTTGGCAACCTCGGTATCGTTGGCGGCAACATGCAGTCAGGTACAGAAATCTTCTGCCAGTGGAGTTACATCAACGGCTGGGCTAACACATTTACAAACACATCTTCTGTTGCTGGCGCTACAACAATGACCGTCAACAACGTCATGGGTATCTTCCCAGGCATGAACTTAACTATCTGGGATGGACAAAAAGACGAGTACGTTCAGGTTTCAACTTCATGGACACCTGGCAACACCACTCTGACATTCACCAACCCTCTAAAGTACTCACACGGTTCTGGTGTCAACGTTTCAGCTCTACCTGCGTCAGTCAAGCAAGCGGTTATTCACTTTATCGTTGCAATGATTAAAGAGCGCGGNCAGGGTGGATTAGTGCTTAACGAAATAGGTGAACCATCAGCAGTCACTTCTCGTCAGNAAAGTTCTATGTCAGACGAAGCACAGGGTTACGACTTACTGGATGACTTCAAGCAAATCTGGGGTCGTGCATAATGTCACGCGCCACAGTACGAGCTGCTATTGCTTCGTACTTGACAAACGCTGGTATTACCAACTTGTCAAGCGTAAAGCAGTTCCCAGCAAAACTAACTCCCGAAGGTGACTTTTTTGAAGGTGAAGACCCAGGACACAGTTCTGGCGCAATCATCTTTCTCTACATTGAAAACCAACGAGAAAACCGTATCGCTCTTGGTGGCCCTCACAATGGTCGCAAGGCTATTGACTACACATTCATTCTTGACTGCTACCTGCGCTCTACGCACCAAAAGTCAGAAGACGCAGGTTTTGACAACGAAGCGTTCTTAGATTCACTTGTTGCCGCCATTCGTGCAGACCGTAATGCTGGCGCACCTGGCACTATCTTTCAATGGGGAGAAGGCGCTAACGGCCCAGCTGGTGGCGAAGACATTGACATCACCTCGTATTACCCTCGCCAAATAAACGGCAAAGCCGCAGCGACACAAGTAACCTCAACAGTTCGAGTGCGCGTTGTGGAAATTATTGACAACTAAGGAGCATTATGGCTAATTACACATACACAGACGCAACTGCCAGGATTTATCCTGACATTGAATACAACGGATCTACACTCGAAGCACTACCAGGTCAAATCTATGCACTAGACGCTGACCCTGGTGATGGTCGCTGGACTTCATCAGCAGCAACAAAAGACCCTGTAACACCGCCAGAAGCCCCTGTAGAGGCTCCTAGCACCGAATCAACCTCAACCCCAACCACAAACTAAGGAGCGCCTCAGATGGCCTTTTTATCAGCCAATAGTTACATGGGTCTCGTTGTCGAAGCGACACGCGGAACCCTACCAACAGGAGCAACTCCGGTTTACATTCCGGTAACAACTCCACAAGTAACGCCAATGCAGACCTTCTTGCGAGACGAAGCCTTCCGAGGCTCACCTGTAATGGTCTACGACCAAGTTCAGGGTGTCCGTCACGACGAGTACGACGCTAAGTTCTACCTGTTTGCCGACACATTTGGAAACTTTGTTAAAGCAGTTCTTGGTGGAACAGACACAGTTACAACAACTGGTTCTTCAAGCTCACACAACATCAAGTTGTTAAACAGCGCTTCAACAGGCTCACAGCCACAGTCATACTCAATCCTTGACTTTGACGGTGCTAACTACTTCACCATTACCGGCGCACAGGCAGACAGCATTAACTTGACATACGGTGCAGAAGCAGCAGCAGACGCAACAGTAAAGTTCTTTGGAAACCCATACACTTCATACACCACACCGCCGGCTCCATTTACGACGCTTTCGTTCCCTGCAAACCCGGAACACATGATCCCTGCTTGGGATACAACAATCTCGGTTGGCGGAACTACGTTTAACTACATTCAAACCGGTGAATTGAAACTTGAGCGCAAGACTGCTCCTATTTTTACAATGGGTTCACAGGCTCCTCTAACAAACTTTGCTGGGCCTATTGAAGTAACCGGTAAGTTCACAGCGATTGTAAACTCAAACAACGATGTATGGTCAACTGGAACAAACGCAGAAGCACTTACACGCTCGCCACAGGCAGTAGTAATTACTCTTACTGACCCTAACGACTCAACTTCATCTGTTCAGCACAGTGTTTCCTTCACAATGACTGCTGCACAATTCCATAACGTCAAGCGCGTTCGTTCAAAAGAATACACAGAAATTGAAGTAGAATTTACAGCAAACGCAGACGCAACCGACGCTACGACTGGTTACTCACCAATCCAGGCAACGATTGTAAACGCATCAGCAACGCCTTACTAAACAATAACCCAAAGGGGATAAAATGCCAGCAATAAACCTTCCAAACGGACAGTCAGCCATCTTGTATTCGCGTGACGAAATCTCTGAGCGAATCGCTCGAAGTATCTCACGCGCGTACATGAAGGCGGCTGGTACGGCTGCAAAACTTACAGCAAGTGGTTTTGACGATTCCAAACCTGAAACATGGGCTGTGTTTTCTGAAATTTCAGAAGAAGACCAGAACAACCTTGACGGCTACCAAGCAGAACTAATTGTTGGCATGGTTAAGTCGTGGTCATTCGGAGACCTTCCAACAACAGACAGCGCTCTTGATTTGCCTAAAGCAACCTTTGAAGCGTTGGCAGCAGCTTGTTCAGATGAATTTAACGGACAAATTGACCTGTCTCCAAACATTGACCCAAAAGCCCCTACCGCCGACTAGCGCGGCTGGAGGCAGCACTAAGAGGCAAAGACGCTGAGGTTGATGCGGAACTATCTAGTCTTTTTAGAGAATACAAATTCAGAAAAGAATTTGGCGGATCACACGAAGATTTTTTGAATCAACCCAGAGAAACAACCGAATGGCTTATTGCTATTCACGGAATGGTTAATGAGGTCAACAATGCCAATTGAGGTAATTGTATCGGGTATTAACCAGTTTTCCGCTGGTCTTTACAAAGATGTTGCCAAAGCCGATTTAGCCGCAAGAAACATTGTAACTAAAGGTGCGGAAGTAATTAAAGAAAACGCAAAAAGAGAATTCAGACCAACGCAACCTAAGAGCGTTCCTGCTGTTCCAACAAGCCCAACAAACAGAACTGGGAATCTCAAAGATTCTATTCAAATGATTGGCACGCCTCGACCAGTAGGTAAGGGTGGTTGGATGTCGGAAACCGGCCCTAAAGCTGACGTAAAGTACGCTGGCTACGTTGAGTACGGAACGTCTCGCATGACGCAAAGTCCATACCCTGTTGGCTATCCGTACTTAAAACCAGGGTTTCAAAAATCAGAAAAAGAAATTGAACTAATAGCTATAGAGGAGTGGCGCGCAGCCTTAGAATAATGTTACTACTACCTCTAATAACACTTACTGCAAACACCACAGAGTTTGTTGAAAAAATTACACGCGCTCAATTACTTATGAGTAGGGTCAAATAATGGGTTTTCTTCCACCTGTAGTAGCGCGTTTATTCGCTGACATTCGTCAATTTGAAGGTCAGATGGGCAGAGCCGACGGCATTATGAAAGGCTTTGGCGATACCGCCATGTCTACAAGTGCCAAAGTAAACAAGGCAGCAAATTACATTATTGGTGCTGGCGTTGCTATTGGTTTAACTTCAATAAAAATGGCAGCCGATTTTCAGTCTGCAACAACTCGTTTAGTTACTGACGCAGGTGAATCAGCAAAAAACCTCGACATGATCCGTAAGGGTATTCTTGCTTTGGCTGGGCCAGTTGGTTCAACCCCAAAAAAACTTGCCGACGGAATGTATTACATTGAATCTGCCGGTTATCACGGTGCAGAGGCATTAAAAATTCTTAAAGCTTCAGCCGAAGGTGCAAAAGTTGGATTTACCGACATGGCTACTATGGCTTCTGCAACCACTACGGTTTTACGAGACTATGGTTATGGTGCAAATCAAGCCAAAAACGTAACCTCTGGTCTTATTGAAACAGTTGCTCTTGGTAAAACCAACATGACATTGCTTGGTTACTCAATGGGTCGAGTTCTTCCTATCGCTGCAAACCTCGGAATTCCTTTTAAGGAAGTTGCCGGTGCTATTGCAACCATGACCGTATCTGGTCAACAGGCTCGATTCTCTGTTCAGGAAATTAAAAACGCACTTCTTAACCTTGCTGCCCCTGGTAGTAAGGCTTCAAAAGTAATGGCAGATATTGGCGTATCTGCTGGTCAGCTCCACACTGCATTACTTGACCCTAAAAATGGTGTAGCTGACGCACTTAAAATAATTGAAGACCACCTCAAACAACATTACACAGTTGGTTCTCCTCAGTATATTGCAGCCAACCGAGCAATCTTGGGTGGCATTACAGGATTGTCAGTTGGTCTTGCTCTTGGTGGCAAACACTTAGGTTTCTACGCAGACTCAGTAAACAAAATTGGTCAAGCGATGCAAGGCAATCAAAAGAACGTTCAGGGGTGGGCAGAGGTTGTAAAAACCGCAAACTTTCAAGCAGCAAGTCTTGGTGGTTACGCTTCTTCTATTTCAATTGCTCTTGGAAATGCTCTATTGCCGACTGTGCAAAGTATTGGAAAATGGGCCGCATCCGTTATTACTTATTTTCAATCTCACCCTCTTGTTTCTAAAATTGCTAGTGACGCAACTATTGGTTTGTTTGTTGCTGCTATTGCTACCAAACTAGGAACTGGTCTTATTGGAGTATTTAATAAACTAAAAGGTTTGTTTGGTTTTGCAGGAAAACAAATTGGGGTTGCAACTGGAGCAACTTTTCAAGAACAACAAATTTTCTATCTTCGAGAAATTGCTTACAACACAGCAACCGCTAAAGGAAAAAGCTTGTTAGCAACAGCAGAACAAGACTTGAAAAAAGCAGGTGGAGCTGGAGTTTTAATGAAGGTTCTTCCAGATTTTGTTGCAAAATTTCTTGGTGTCGCTTCTCTTGCAGGTGGTCTTGCTTTTTCTGGATACAAATCTGTTACTGGATTATGGAAATCATTGCAAACTGGACAATTTGATGGTTCATTGATGTCTCTTTTTGGACAAACTCCTTCTCAATTGGCTCAAGCACAAAGTTATACAAGAAGTTCGGCTTCGTATGTCCATGATGTAACCGTTAAAACAAAAACTGGCATTAGAGTCTACGTCACTCACTAAGGGGAAATTATGGCACAGCAAAATGAAACAGACATTGAAATTGCCATTGAACCAGCAGTATTGGCTCAAGCACTTATAGCTGATCCTGCTGCAATGAAAATTCTTGCTGACGCTATTAGACTTGCAATGACAAACGACGTTCGCAACAAGGGGAACTTGTTTGGTGTTACCGCGCAAAATCAACTTAACAACCAGACCAAACCTCCTAACTTGCAGGTGAACACAACCAGAAGAGTTCAATAATGACACTTGCAGCCTTACCTACACTGGATGTTTACATAGCATTTAACCCAACGGCCAGTGGCGCTACTTTGTTTACCGCTAATCAACAAACCCTTCCTGCGTCTGGTGCAAGCAACACTTACTGGACAAACGTCGCTAGTTACGTTCAGGACTTTCAAACTCGCGCCGGTAAGCAACACTTTCTTGACCGAGTTGAAGCAACAACTGTTTTAATGACAGTCAACAACCGTAATGGATTTTTTACCAACGGTTCTGTTAACGGCACTGGATCTGTCTTAGACACTCGCAAGCCCATTGCTATTACGGCAACTTGGAATGGAACTACCTATCCTATTTTCTGGGGAATTACCGACAGCGTTCAAGAAGTAATAACTGACGCTCTTAACTCTGAATTAAGAATTAACGCTTCTGACCTGACAAAATACCTAAGCCTAAAAGACATGGCTTCTACAAACTTCTGGTCAACTTACGCAAACTCTACATCAACCACAAATTGGTATCGCTGTGACGTTACGGCGCAAGCCTCTGTTACTGGTGCGGTAAATCCATCCGTAGCTTATGGTGTGGGCTATACGGATTACACGGCAGTCAACAACTTTCAATCAGGTCAATTTGTTTCTGTTGTTGGACTTACAACAATTACAGGTGCTTCACTTAACACCGGTTCAACAAGTGCCTATCAGGTGTATGGAACGCCAACCGCTTCTTCTTTTACTCTTGCCTATAACCCCGGTTCGGGAATTAACGGAACCGGTGGAACCGCAACAGTAATGAATACCCCGGACAACAAGGGTACTGGTACTGGCTACTATTTTGGTGCTGTTTCGTTTGAGCCAAACGGAGCAATGGTGTATGACAACAACGGTTCGGTTGACCTTGCCGGAGGTTCTACAAGTCCTTCGGGTTATATGTCAATTAGTGACGTTCCAGCCACCATTTCTGGTGGATTGGATTTTTGGTTTCTTGGCGGAGGCTCTGCCGGAACTCAGATAACAACTGTCTTAGCTGGTGGTTATGCAGGAACTCCAGTTCAAATGTGGGTTTCGCCTACCGGCCTATTAGAGGCCGTTCTTGCTGGACAATCTATTGGAGCTATTACTTCTGCCGTTTCAACTGGCTCTTTGATTGAACTTAACGGTTCGTTTGCATCAGCAGCGTTGAGCAATAACCTTTCTAACGGACAATGGCTAAAACTTACTGGTTTCACTCCTGCTTCGTTTAACGGTGAATGGCAAATTTATAGCAGTTCTTNAACAAGAATAAACTTGACTTCATCTATAGCTGCGGTTCCTTCGGGCGTAGGTATTGGTAATGCTAGTTCTGTAATACGTTCAAACGTAACGGTAGGAAATGGTTACTGGCATCACATTGGTTTTGTAAACAACTCTTNTAATCAGTTGTGTATTTACGCAGACGGAACNATGACCCCTATTTCATGGGCTGGTTCTTATTACAACGGATGGTCAACAGAACTTTTAGTTTATGGCGTACAGTCTCTTAACATTGGTGGAACCAACGGCGCTTTAGCAGATTCATCAACGGCTGCTACTTGTCCTTGTGTTATTGACGAAATTATTATTAGTAACAACAGCAACACTTCTACGCTTTACTCTTCGGAAGTTCTTTCAAGGTATCGTGCTGGTTCTTTACTTCAACTCGGTTTTCCAACAACCGCAACGAATTACACATCAGCTGACCGTATTGCTGAGATTCTTACTATTGCTGGATACGGACAAGTTGTTGGCAATTCCATAACTTTGAATTCAAACATTTTCTACGTTAACGGTGTTGCCTATTCTTACTTAACAGGACAAGGCGCAGTCGTCTGTGAGCCTTTCTACTGGGATGCACCAATTACAGGTTCAACGGCGCTTAGTCTTATTCAGCAAATTACCGATACCGACATTGGTGGATTCTTTCAAGATGGCAACGGACATTTTCAGTTCTACAACCAGAACTACTACGGCACTTGGACATGGAACTCAACAACCAATACTGGTTCATGGTCTTTGGGAACTCGCGGCTCTACTGCTACCGCGATTTGGTCGGATACCAATACTGGCGTACCGTATGACGGCCCAAGCTTACAAACAATGCGCGACGACGTTGACCTGTGGACAACTGTAAAAGTTACGCCACAAGCAGGTATTGACCAGATTTACGAAAATACATCTGCTGAACCGCTTTACGGATCCTCAACACTTGTTAAATCTTCAACACTTCACTCAACGCTTAACAGTGCGCTTTCAACAGCAAACTTCTTGGGTTATTTGTTTAGCAGCCCAATACCTCGCGTTCAAAATGTCGAATTACGAGCTGAATCAACAAACCAGTCATCAGGTTCANCAATCGGTTATTACATACCTAACCTAATTGGAACAACATTTGGTACTGTAATTAACTTTCAACGCACACCACCTAACGCTTCTGGCGCAGGTGTCATCAACAACAATTACGTTGTAGAATCTGTGTCGCATGACTTCAATGCTGACCCTGGACAATGGCATACGTCCTTTGTCCTTGATCCCTATCCAGTGAGAACATAATGGCAAACGTACCTAATACCTCTACATCGGGTCAAGTTCTAACTTCAGTCGGAGACGGAACTAATGCTTCTCGTTGGGGAACCGTGTCTGGCGGTGGTAGCTCTGGTATTACGCAACTCACCGGCGACGTTACGGCTGGCCCTGGCTCAGGCAGTCAAGCTGCAACGGTAGTTGCATTGCGTGGAAAACCAATTAGCACCACTGCACCGTCAAACGCTCAGTTGCTTATTTCCGANGGAACAACTTGGAACCCTGAAACAATGGTTGGTGACGTAAGCATTACTAACACAGGAAACACTTACGTCTCAGGAATACTAGGAACAGGATTTTCTAATACACCGACAACAGGTCAATACCTTTCTTACGTCAGTGGAACNCCAGGAACTTACACTTGGGAAACAAGTTCTGTTTCTTTGCAAAACTCTATTGGTATTCAGATTCAACAGATTACTGGCCCTGCATCTGGTTACTCAACTGAAGTTACTTGCACCACTGCTTTCCCTCATGGGTTTTCTGCTGGTCAATACATCACCATCATTAACAACACGCCCTGGTCTTACAGTGGTGCAACTTTTGATTACAACAATCCGTTTATTCTTATTCAACAAGTTCCAAGCAGTACGACTTTTAACTTTACTGCGTCAACACCTGTAAACACAGGAACAGGTCTTGGTGGAATTGCGTACGCTTATCAAGGGCCAGTTATTGCTAATGGAAACAGTACGGGAACGTATACGCCTAGCACAAACTTATCCAACATCACAAGTGGCAGTGCATCACCCTGGTTTCAAACAACGACTGACACTCTTGGAAACTCAGGGTCTATTAAATGTGGTTTTTACAAAAACTTTCTTGTTACGGTANACGCTGGACAATCATCAGCGCCATCTACGGCAACAGGAATAGATTTTGTAATTGGTTGCCCTGACGGTTCGTTCAAACAATTTCCTGGTGGGTACGTTCCAGCAAGTCAATATGTAGCATTTGGTGGTTCAACTCAATTTCAACTTCCAGTTATTGNTGCAGGAACATCACCGTATTATGGAGCATTTTCATTGTTTGCCTATAGAACAACAACAAACGTTTCAACTAACGCTTTTAACATGACTTACGGTGCAATGACCGTAACCGCACTTTCATAAGGAGAAATAATGACAGACGTAAGAGATACCATAGTTGCTTGGGCTAAGTGGGCAGCAGCAAACCACGCTAAGTTTAACTACACAGAAGGGCCGCTTCGCATGAGTGGCATTGGTAAGCCTGGCGTACTGCCAGTTAATGCCGACTGCTCTGCTTTCGTAACCCTTTGCTATAACTGGGCTGGCGCTCCTGATCCAAATGCTCAGAGCTACAACCACACTGGCTACACCGGAACCCTGCTTGCACACGGAACCAAGATTGCTCTAAACCAAGT